GGCGAAACTTAGAAAACCACTGTTTCAGCATATTGGTCACCACCAATCTCGTCGCGGTTTAAGCCAGGGACGATCCCCAGCGCGCGGCAGTCGGAACCGCCACGCCGCGTTCGGGCTGGGATCAAGCGGCCGGTACGGAGCCTTCTCCTGCGGCTGCTCGCTCGGCTGCTCGCCCTCCTCCGACTCGGTGACCTCCGGTGCCGGACCAGGCGCGGGTTGCGCCGCCGTCTGTTCCTGCGCCCGCGCGGCGTTCAGCAGCATCGCGGCCGCGCCCTGCATCATTTCGAGATCTAAGCAATGATTCTCCTTCGACTTGCGAACCCACCTAACCTTGCCGGCCGACGTGCGCTCGCGCTTCTCGCTCAACAGCTGCTGGCAATAATCCTCTTCAATATCACGCGGAAGATTCCAGCTGCCCGGTTCACCCATCGGCCAGCGCAACTTTTCGTGGACCCAATCTTTGAAGAAATTGGTATCCAAAATCAAGATCGGCACCCCGGCCTTGGCAATTCCGCCGCGCTTGTCGACCTCGACCGTGCTGCGGCGGATCGGCGTGCGCATCTCCCACGAACTGCCTCGACAGGCTTTCACGTTATGAAACCGCCGACAAAAATCATAAACCCTATGCGTCGGCAAATCTTCTTTCGATCCCGGCCTAAAACCGGCATCAATCAGAACAAGTTTCGGCAACATACCATGCAGCGGCGTGCGCATTAGGTCCAAAAGATCAGCCCAAACCTGGCGCTCGGCCGTATCGCCGTGTAAAGCACCCCATGCGAGCAACCAGCTGCTGGCGTAAGTGCCCCACCCCCGCAGCAGAACAAATAGGCATTCGCGCTGAACATCTACCGTCAACGCAGTTCCCAAAACACCCTCTGGCAGGTCGCCGGTCACGTAGTCGGCACGATGCGCAAGAACCTCGCCAAGCTCCGCTACTTCGCCAACCCCGGGGGCGTGTAGCTCGCCAAAATTCACATTGATGCTGGTCCTGATGCGGTCCATCTCCGCCGACCGGATAGTCTAAGGTGGCTTTCAGCGCGCTCCCCAAACGTTACGAAGGGTGACGCAAGACCGCTGACCCAGAAGCTCGCGGTGCTAGTCTCGAAAGGGTTGCCGCTCACGTTGCCGCCGGCATCGATGGTCTGTCCCGGTGAGACAAAGGTGCCGCGCCCATTGAGTTTCAACTTATCCGCTTCCTCGTGAATTCCGCCGCAACGAGAACACACAACATGCGCGCTCTCTCTCGCCTGCGAAGGCGTGGCGCGGCCGCCTTCCGGTTCGTCCCATTTCAAGCAAGAGAACCTCGGAATGAAATATTCACCGCAATGAACGCACGGCCAAGCCCAATGTGCCATCGTGCCAGATTGCCACAGGCTCCAAACCGGCGATTCCAAATTCTCAGGCGGCGCTACCGCCCAGAATTCAAGCCCACTATGTTCATCGAGGTAAGTTTCGACGATGCCGCGCGACGGTGTGCTCGCAACAACCGCCGTAAAGTCCGCAAACGTGCTTCCCCTCGCTTCGGCAAGCTCCAACGGACTGCCTTGATGACGAACATCTTTCAAAAGTTCATCGAATTCATCGATCAAGCACAACGCCGCCGGATCACTCTTGAGGGCAGCGCTACTGCCGGCATGAGCAAGTCTGATGCGCGTGCCATTGACGCGTTTCAAGACCTTTTTCTGTGCCTTGCTGTGCAGCCCGCCCAACACCTTGCCGGCGAGTGACGGGGATTGTTCGAACAGTTGCACCAACCTCGGCTCGAACTGATCGACGGCAAACTCCTTCGAGGGCAGCACCACGAGGACAGGAGCCGGAGCATTCGCGACACGCTCGCCAAGAATGTCGAGATAACATTCAGTTTTGCCGGCCTGAGCTCCAGTCACAAGCACAACGCGGCGGTATTTAGGATTCCCGACCGCACGCTCGAAATCGCGCACATATGGCGTCAGCCCAACATCACGCGGCCCGGGCTTACCGCTTGTCGCGGGATAAATCCGGTTGGCGGCAGCCCAAAGGTCAGGTGGTTGCCTCGGCGTCGTCTTCGAAAGCTTCCTCGCCACGGCGTAAAGCCGCAAACTTTTGGTCGAAGCGCGCGCGGCACCGGTCCATTGCTTCACTGTACTTCTCCTCAAGCCCCCTGCGTAATTCGACGTCGCGTGTGGCAGCAGCTGGCACCCCACCAAGCTCGGCAATGTAGGTCGCCAGGATATCCTCGACCACGGTCTCGATCTCAACAATATTGATCAGTTGCCCCTCGTCGCGGGCCAGCCGCATTTCGAGGGCCTGGATCTTAAGTTCCGCCGTCCGCGCGGCGGAAGCGGATTGCGAATTACGCCGCGGGGAGGCCCGGAGCCACCGGATGTAATCAATCCTGCACCGATCCAGGTCGAAAAGACCGCTAGAAGAACGCTTCAATATGCCCTCTTTCACCATGTTTCCGACACGCTGCGGAGACACGTCGAGATGACGCGCTACTTCCGAGGCTGTGGCATTGGTTTTCATTTAATCCTCTGATTCCCTAATCCCAGATATCCGCGGCAATCGCCGGCCTGAGGGTCCCGCGATGGGCCGGGTGGTTTTGTAGGACCCCGAGCAAACAACTGTTAGATCGTTCTGTTATAAAGCCTTCCTTAGTTCATCTTCGCGTGCTCATTGCTCGCGCCATTTGGGTGGCAAAGCCGGCAGCCATGTCAGTCGTGACAACTTCCGCAAAGGTCACTTCTGCGGGCCAATGGCGGCCGATCCGGACACTCGGCCGAAACGAATACATGAGCTTCAGCCTTCCATGCTGACCGACAAAGAGCCCGGTCTTAGTGATACGCAACGCGCGGCGCGGAGTCCTCTGGACGATCGCGCGCACCGTGTCGCGTGCTCGCATGCCGCGCTGGCCCTTGCGTTGAGCAAGCTCGGAGGAAGGGATGGCGAAGACCCGCGCCCGCAGTGGCTGCTCGGTGCCGCCTTTAGCTAGGACATTGAGGCCGCCTCGTCCGGTCACGTCGCTGATGGTCGCCGTCAGGTTCTGCTTCGTGGCGTACGTCATCCGCAGCGCGGCGCTTGGCCAGCCCGGATTGCGCTGCTTCACGTGCGTCGGCCAATCGGAGACCAGCACGCGCCGCGCATTCACGATCGCTGTGTTAAGCGTTTGGGCGAGGGCAAACTTGATCTGGTCCTCGCCGCCGATTTTCTCGGCGTAGGCGGTGAAGGCTCGGGTGTCGATCCTCAACTCGAACATGTCGCGATTATACCACACCCAAATTGTAGGCCCGGTCTGACTGGCTCGGGCGCAGGCCTCGACGGCATCTTGCGGAGTGGTTTGTGAAGGGTGTGAAGGGAGTTCTCATTATAGACGTAGTACGACTCTGGGGGACCTACGCTGATTAACGGACAACCCTTCACACCCTTCACAAACCCACCTTGATACCAATTCATGCCGCCTCTGCCGCTCTGTCGTACGATAGAGTAACTTCTGGCACCATGTCCGCGAGGCAGGCTTTGCACATCAGCCGCGCGTCAAGCTTGGCCCATGCGTTGAGTCCACAGGCCGGGCAGCTGAACTTCGTCTTGCTGTCCCGCTTGGCTCCGTCGCGTACACTTCTGGCCGCGGACTGCCATCGAAGTTGAAACCCTGTTGCTGCGAGCTTGGCATACGCCAAGGCGAATGTGCCGTCTGGAACGACGTAGTGAGACATGCGTTGTCCGGTTTCCTTTCCACCGACTTGTCCGGTCGAGGAGGGTTGCAGACCAATTTGCTTCATCAATTGGGCCCATTCCTTATTGTGGTAGCGGCCAGGTGATGGCTTGCCGTGTACCTGCTGACAGACGTGGCACATCTCGTGCCCGAGCACCGAGCAGATCCATTCGTCCGTACGACCGACAAATCCGTCAGGGTTGAGGGCGACCTCGTGCACGTCGGTTTTTTCGATGCGGCCGGTGAAGCGCTTCGGGGAGAAGTACCCGCCCGATCCGGCTTTCCGCTGCAACGTGATCAGGACGTTGGGCAGCAAACCGTTGAATAGCGTCTCGTTGAAATAGTCATAGGCGCGCTGGAAGCTCGAGTACTCGATCGGCGTGATGGCTTCCTTCCGCTTCTTTTTGTCGTACGATAGAGGCTGTTTCTTAGCTCGGGGTGCCATAGAGGTTCTCCTTCTCTGTTGCTGGCGTACTGCTCTTTTTCAGGATGATGTTCTTGAAGATGATCCGGCCGGTACCGCCCTGTCTGTCTTTGACAAATCCACGTTCGACCATGCTTTCGGAAAAGCTCTTCTCGCTACCGTAACTGAGGTTGCGATCCCCGCACCACAGTTTCCAAGCTGTAAACAAGTCTCGTGTCAGCATTTCCTGATTGAGCGCGGGTTCGATGCTTTCGTCGATCCATTGCCCGAGTATGTCCTGGTCGGAGAAGTAGTTGTCGGTAGCCTCCAGGACGATCTTGGGTGGGTTCAGTCCATTGTTCTTCCAGTCGATGCCACCTTCGACGCACCAGCGGAGGATTGCCCAGCGCTCCTGATCCCAGAGTTTTTCGGCCAGCTTTGGGTCGCGTTCGCTTTCCGGGATTTTGACCGTGAACGGGACTAGCAGCAGGCGGCGGCGGATGGCCTCGTCCACATGATTGAGGCGCGGCTTCTGATTGCCGACGATGAAGAGTTTGAAGGTTGGTACGAAGTCGAAAAAATCTTGGCGCATGAAACGGGCGGTGATTTTATCGCCTCCGGTCAGCGTCTTGATCTTGGCCTCGTCCCAGCGCCGCCCCTTCTCCACTTCCTGAGCGACCACGAGCCATTTGCCGTAGAGCTTGGCCAAGTCGGTGGGGTGCCGCTCATTTTTGGTGACGAGGAAGGTGTTCATGTCGGCGACGGTGGCGTAGTCGCCGAAGATCCTGACGATAGTGTTAATGAAGGTACCCTTGCCGTTGGCGCCGGTGCCCCATGCGAAGACGAACACGTGCTCGTTGGTGATACCGGTGCAGCAGTAACCGATGTAGCGCTGCAGGAATTTTTGTAGTTCGGCGTTTTCGTTGGTGATCTTATTGAGGAATTCATCCCACAGGGGATGTGGTGTTCCGGACGGAGCCATAGAGCATGCAGTTTTCTGTGTTATGTAATCGAGAGGATTCGGCTTGCGCGCGGTCTCGGACTGAAAGTTGAATGTGCAGGCTTCGTACATCTCACTCTCCAATGTTGAAGTCCCAATGCGGCGTGTTCCATCGTTCGGGTTCTGCGGCGATGCGACGATCAGCTTTTGCTAAGCGCTCGATTGCAGCAACCGTTTTTGCGCTGGTGAGACCCGTTCTGATTTTCTTGTTCTTGCACTCTGCGGCCGTGTCTCGGCAGATTGCGCGCGACAGGTCAAATGCCATCAGGGTGTTGTCGAACTGCCAGCGGTATTCATCCCAACTCATCCACCGGCCCCACTCGTTGACGTGGCGAAGATTGTGCTGATGTCGACCGGCGAAGCGGAGGGCGAGATCCTCGTCGCTGTAGAGTGGGACGGATTGAGTTGGGATCGTGCCTTGCTGAGGCTGCAGCTGCGGCGGCTGTTCCTCGGAGACTTCTCGATAGTTGAGCCAATCGGCGACCTTGTTGGCGATGTCCTCGCCGAAGGTGTTGCGCAATTCGGGCATGCCGTAGGCCCGCTTGCCACCTCGATGTGCCTTAGCTGCGTCCTCTGCCGTACGGCATAACTCCTTCCAACGATCGCTGCCGGTTGCCTTGGCAATCGCCTCGACGACAATCCGAATGGTCTCCGGTGAACGGCCGGCACGGGAGAGGAGGCCGCCAACTACCTTTGCGGCATCATGGTGCCCACCGCCTTGTGCGGGCCAGTAGCGTGCGAGCAAGCAATATGCGGCGAGGGCGGCGACGCGCTGGTGTAGCTGTTCACCGTCGACGGCGGCTGGTTCTCCTGATTCTTCCCAGTTGATGGGTTCGTTGGTCTTATGGACTGATCCGGGAAAGACCGTTTGAGCTCCTTTGTCCCCACCGCCGATGCGTAATTCGACAAGCCGTGCG